CCGGTGAAAACCAGAGTCAGCGTGGTCGTCGCGTGCGTCCACGTTGCGCTGACGAATGGGACGCTTGAGCTGCTCCCGACGCCACCGAAAAACCCGTTGTTCAGCAGCGTCGTCGCCGTGCCCTCGATGGCCGTCGAGGTGATGTCAACGTCGGGATCTTCGTTGTAGATCGTGCGCCCGTTGGCGCGGATCTTCGACACCTTTTCGGCAGGACCGAGGCCGAAGCTCACCATCGCGTGGACCGCGTACGAATACTCGACGTACGCCGCGCCGCCGCCGCCCTTGCCGTTGTTCGTCGTCGTGTCTTGCGTCTCGATGAGTTCCGACACGTCGAGCAAGTGCCCAGCCGCGCGAGCGATGCGCCCGTAGGCTTCCTGCACCGGAGCGCCGTCGTCTGCCGTGTTGAGCTCGAGCGAGCCGATCTTGGGGCCCTTGACGGGATCGGGCTTGGTCAGGGTTCCGATCCACAGCGAATCGACGTACGCCGCCGCCGTGTAGGCGAGGACGGTTCCGACGGGGCCGAGAGCCGCAGACGAAGCCGCTACCGCGAGCGTTGCCATCAGCGCACCCTCCAGACGCTATGAACCTTCGCCTTCCACTCCGCCGACATCGCGTGTTCCGCGACGTGCCCAGCGGTCTGGTAGGTGTGAATCACGCTCGAGCCCGTCGAGATGCCGACGTGCTGAGGCAGGTGCGCGCCAGCGAACTGGAACACGAGCAGGTCGCCGGGGATGGCAAATCGCCACGCCTGCGGGTCCGAACTCGCTTCCAGATCGTCGTTCCCGCTGACGCGCCGGAACTGCTTCGCCAGATGCCCGAGGAAGCGCCGAGGATTCGGGCAGCGACCGTAGTCGGTGCAGTCCTCGATGGCGTAGCCCGCCTCTCGGTACGCGCCCACGAGAAGGCCGATGCAATCCACGCCGACGCCCTTCAAGCGCGCTTGGTGCTTCCAAGGCGTGCCGAGGTACGTGCGGGCAGCGGTGACGATGGCTTCGGCGGTCATGACGTGGGGGTCTGCATCGCTTTCTGCGTCCCAGGCGTCCAAGGATCGCCGCCGAAGTTCACACCGTTCGAGAACTTCGTCCTGCACGTCGCGAACGTCTTGTCGTCGCCCGCGATGATGTTGAAGCGGTCCCCGACCTGCACCGGGAACGGCGCTTCAAGGAACATCTCGATCTGTCGCGTCGCTTGCGTGTAGGCGCGGATGTCCTGCGTCTGCCCAGCGTTGTCGCCCGTGGTCCAGACGAGCCAGCCCTGCGCGAAGTAGTCGTCGGTGAAGCTGCCCGACAGTTCGTTCGGAGCGACGGACTTGGCCTCGAACACGAGCCGCGCGTCCGTGACGGTCGCAACCTCCACGTCGAAGGTCGTCCAGAGCGACACGTCGAGCCCGCATCCGGCGCGACCTGCCGCGTCGGGGTTCGCGCTCCCGAACTTGTAGGGGCACGCGGGACCGTACACGCGCCCCGTCTGCCGCTTGAGCAGCGCCGCAACGCCCTCCGTCTCGGCCCGCCAGCCCTCGCCGTCGAAGCTCACGCGGCGCAGGATGAACACCGAGGTCTGCCGGGGCGCGGTCCACGGGTAGCGCCAGTCAACGAGGCGCATGGTGATCTTGGCGCCGTTGTAGAGCCCCGCGTCGAGGTCCGCGAAGGTGATGCGGTCGGAGTTGATGATGCCCGCCGCTTCGAGCGAGTGGTCCCGCAGAGATGCCTCGCGGCGGTAGGCCGTGGCGTCGATGCCGCCCTCGGGTTCGTACGTCTCGCCGTCATGCACGAGCGCGGTCGGGTGCCCGGCGATGCGCAACGCGAAGCCGTCGCGGCGCTCGATTGCCCAGAGCGGGACGAGCCGATGCACCTCGCGCGTGTCCACCTTGGGCCAGCGCGGTGGCGCGAGGAAGTCGGTGTAGGGCCCGATCTCCCACACGCCCGTGCGCGCGGTGCCCGCGATGTCCTCGGTGAACTCGGTCCCGAGGTTCGCGCCCGCGTTGACAAGCGAGCAGCCCGCGATGAGGCGCAGGTCGTTGTTGGCCGAGTCGGTCCAGATCGCCGCCGCGGTGATGCTCGTGATCTTGTCGAGGCCCGGCGCGGTCGTGTCGGCGCTCGCGTTGTTCCGGTGCAGGCCGGCCGCGACGCTGAAGCCGAAGCCCGTGTCGGTCGAGCCCGCGATGCAGTTCTCGAAGGTGACGTTGCCCGGGACGCCGCCGTCCTTGAAGCCGGTGCCCGTCGCCGTGCGCCGGATGCGCAGCGCCGCGCAGTTCTGGACCTTGGAGCCCGCGCCCGTGCACGCGATGCCGATGGAGAGGCCCAGCGTCTGGGAGTTGCCGATGGCGATGCAGTTGCGGATGCGCGACGAGGCGCCCGAGCAGCTGATGCCGAGCGCCTCAGAAGAGCCAGGAATGGCCGTCGCCAGCGCCATGACCGAATCGAGCACGACGCCCGTGCCGGTGCTCGAAACGCACGCCTGGGTGGTACCGCCCGTGGCGTCGGTGTTCTGGACGAGCACGCCCTTCAGGCGTGCGTAGTTCTCGTTGATCTGGACCACGGCGCCGACCGATGCGTCCGCGATCGTTACGCCGCTGCCGCTCACGGGGTCGTAGCGCTGGCCCGTCGCGGGCACGAGTTCGCGGTAACGCCGGGAGTCGGTCGTCGCGGCGGACACCAGAGATCCACCAAGCGTGACCGTCTCCGCGAAGTCCGCGTCGTCGTACAGCACGCCGCGCCGGATCTCTTCGCGCGACACAAGGTGCAGCCGCGTCGCCGCCTCCCATGCCGCAATCGTCGCGTAGTCTCGCCCGGTCGCGCCGATGCTTTCCTCGACGATGGTGGGAGCCGAGACGTCGGGCTGCGCGTAGCCTTGGAACGGTCCGATCTCCCACGGCGCAACGCGCGTCGTGCCAAGGATGTCGGTCGTGAACAGGCTGGAGTAGTCGAGGCCCGCGTCGATGGCCGCAGAGCCGATGACGGGCCGGTAGTCGCGGAACGCTTCGTAGCGGAAGATCGAGGTTGAGGCCACGCTGCCGACGCCGCCCGTCGAACCGAGCGCCGTGTCGTCGCTGGAGAGGCACGCCGCGAACACGCTCGGGGTCGCCGTGGTCTTGAAGTCGAGGTCGGAACTGCCCGTGGCGATGCAGTTGGCGACGACCGCCGTGCCCGTGCCGAACTCGAACCCGCTGCCCTCGGTCGAGCCTTCGCAGTCGACCGCGAGGCAGTTGATCGTCCGGTAGGTGCCCGAGATCCCGCCGTAGTCGAGCAGGAAGCCGCGCGCCAGCGAGACGGCCTGCCCGGCGTCCATGATCGCGATGCAGTTGTAGGCGCTCGTGCTCGGCCCCAGCCCGAACAGCGCCAGCGGGACCGCGCTCGCGAACTGCTGAGCCTGGATCGTCACGCCGTCGGCCTGCGCGTTCGTGGCCGAGTTGTCCCAGCGGATGCCCGCGAAGGTGTCGAAGAAGCTCGCCGTCGCCGAAGCGCCGAGCAGCACGATCCCGATTCCCGTGATGCGGAAGTAGGGCTCGCTGACCGTGAGGCCGTACTTGAAGGTGTTGTCCAGCGCGACGTTGAGCAACGCGCCCTCGCCCGTGAACACGTTGTACCGATGCGTCGACCACGCCTTGAGGTGTCGGTAGCTCGAGGCGCTCGTGCCCGTCGCGCCCGTGAAGGTGAGGTTCGCGCTCGGGGTCGTGTAGTCGAAGGCCGCGTCGGCGTAGACCTCGCCCACGACGACGTTGGAGCCGATGGCGCCGCCCGTCGCAGCCTCCCAGGCGTGGATCGTCGCGTACTTGCGCGAGATCGTGCCGCCCGAGGTGTAGGCGCCGTTCCCCGTGCCCGCGAAGGTGATCGTCGTCGCCGTCTTGGCCGTGATGGTCTTGTCACCGTTCGCGTTCGTGTTCCCGCCGACGCTCGCGACCGTGATGAGCTGCCCGACCTCGACGGATGCGGGCACGCTTGCCACTGTCAGGACAATCGGCGACACGCCGTTCCCGGTGCAGCCCGTGACGGTCAGCGACAGCGTGCCGATGCCAGTCGTCAG